AGCCAAGGTTTAGCGACCACTTTAAGCGGAGCGTTAAAATACCAATGGACTAAATTCACGCTAGGGACTTTATACCGCAACGCGCCCGATCGCATTTTAGGGATTAAATTGCCCAAAGCCTTAAACGAAGCCACCGCAGGAGCCGCCTTAAAGTATCACATAAAAAGAGCGTTAGAAAGAAGCCACTCTATAAGCGAGTTTAGTAAGAATTTAGAACTAAGCGCGCAAAAATCACACTTTAGCAACAACACGCTTAAAATCATTGAAGAGCTTACTAACGGCGTCAAGCAAGCGAGCGAAGAAATCAAAGCAAAGGTAACTAAATACGAAAAAGCCTTACAAGAATTACAAAAGGATGAAAGCAAGCTTACTAAAGAACAGCAACAAGTTTTAAAAGTGTTTAAGGGCGAGTTGGATCAAACAGAGATTAAAGGAATAGACTTAAACGACCTTTACATTTTAGAACAAGGATCAAGGAATGCAGGAACTAAAAAGATTTTAGTTAAACAGAACGGAGAAGAGAACACAGGCGGACTAACTAACGATGAACTCATTAACATGAGCGAAGTGATTAAAAACGGAAGCGTGTTATTAGAGAGTTTTGAAAAGCTTGAAAACGGGTTTAGATATGCTTACAAATGGGATAATAACGGCGTTCAGCTTAGGTTAGTGGTAGATGATTTAAATAATGGGAATAAGATTTTTGATTTTTATAGCGATAGGAATTTTAAAGATTTTAGGGATGCCAGGCCACAACCTAGCACCTCAAAGGATAACGGGACACAACCCATTACCCTTAATGAACCTAATCCTACCCGAAAACCTCTAACAGATCAAGAGGATTTATCACAAACAAGCAAAAATTTAAACGAAACCACACAAGAAGTTAAAAATTTAAGCCCTTTAGAACAAGCCAACGCTGAAAAGCTTGCGAAATTAGAAAGCGAAAAATTAGAAAGCGAAAAAGAGTTTTTAAAGGCTAAAGAGCAAGAAACAAAACGCAAAGAAGCTTTAAAAAAGAAATTAGAACACGAGCGAGGCAATGCGGGAAATATTGAAAGCCAGACTAAAATAGAAGTAGGAGAGGATATACCCGCACAAACGCTAACACAAATCCCTAAAAGCCGAGTGAGATTGAACGAAAGAGAGATTTACGATCTAGACTATGCGATCGTGAAAGCCAAAGACTTAAAACCAAGCTTCACCACAGGCGGAACGCAAAAGAGAACGGACATGAACGAAGAGCAGATCAAAAACATTTCACAAAATTTTGACCCACAAAAGATATTTGGGAGCGGAGGGTTTGAAGATTTGCCCATCATTCTACACGACGGGCAAGTGATCGCAGGAAACCACAGGATACAAGGCATGCTAAATTTCACGCCTAAAAGCCGTTACATTTACGACAAAGCGATCAAGGAATACTATAACATTGATTTGAAGCCGGACGAGTTGTTAGTGCGCTTGCCTTCTAAACGCCTAAACAACACCGAGATCAACAATTTAGCGGCTTCATCTAATCAAGGACGCTTTAACAGCGAGAGCGATCATGCGATAGCGGTTTTAAGCCATTACGAAGCGAAATTGAAAGAATTAGAAAAAAAATTAGACGCTGATAGCATTTACTCCTTAAAAAACATTGTGGCTAAAAACCTTAATTTTGATAAGGCGACTCACCCTAATGTAGGCGATAGTAATTTAGCGTTGCTTATGTTCAACATGCCAAGGACGAAAACGCAAGGGATAGAACTATTAAACCGTTGGCAGAAAGAATTTACTAACGACATTAAAAGCTATGAAAAAGTGAAAAAAATGTTTGTAGATAACGCGGGGAGTTTCCACAATCTAATCCATGACATGAATTTCCCTAATGTGAGTTTAAACGCTTATTTAAGCGATATTATGGATCGCAGTTTTGCCAATTTAAAGAATTACCAAACCACAAGCGAGAGCCTGAAAGATTTGAGCGAAAAATTCTATAAAACGAGTTCATTAGAAATGTTTGAAAAGAGCGATCAAAGTATGAGCGATATCAGCGAGATTTTAGGAAGCGCGATCGCAAGGTTTGCGAGGTTTGATGATCCTTCTAAAGCGTTATTTGAAGCCTTAAAGAGCGATAACATTAAAAAAGGTTTGAAAGATTTCAAAATCGCAGACGTTACTAAGGACATGTTTAACCCTGATAGTAAGGAATTTAAGGATATTGATATTTACGACTTCACGCATTACCTTTTAATGGTTAATAGAGAGCCGAACGAAAATAACCCTACTTTAAAGCGCTTGATAGAAGCCGTGAAGGATATGCAAAAAGAGAGCGAGAAGGGGATAAAAGAAGCAAGCCAAACAAACGCTAAAGAAAGCGAGAAAGGGTTAAAAGCTGAAGCGCTCAAAAAAACTTCATTTTGATGAGATTAAAAAACTCATTGATGAAAGCCCAAATAATGGAAAAGACATTATAGTGATAGGAGACGATAATTTAACGCCCGAGATCGTTGAATACATCCACAAAAAACATGCTAAGGTAGGTATAGAGAGGCTAGATGAAGACGAGATAACGGCTTTTAATTTCACATATCCTAAAAATGCAAAAGCTATTATTGATTACCAAGGGATACAACATGCATTAAATAAGCATGGGATTAATTCACCTATCGTTAAATTCAGCAAACAACCACCAATAACATACAAAGATATAGCTAATTATAGAGATATTGTCAAAAATGCAGATGAAACCATTAAGAGCGATAATAGAATAATAAGCTATAATCAAGTTAATGGTTATTTTGTGGTAGTGGAACAAATCAATAGAAACAAAAGCGAATTTATATTTAAAACCATGTTTAAAGAGAAAGGAGATTATAAAAATGCACCAGATTATAAGAAAAATATTAAAGAAAGAAAATGATTAAAAAGCCTCACCTTGACCATACACAAGCCCTTTCGTCTTATGTGTCAGGGTCTCTTGGCACACTTAAAAAGTGTTTTTATGGGTTAGAAATGTTCTCTAACCCATTGATTGATATTACAATAAAAAGATCTAACAAGTCAAGGAGGATGAAGTGACGCGAATAGTGGCTTTTGATGCTAGCGGCAGTTTAGAAGCGTTTGATTATAGAGGCGTTTTAATACACAAGCAAGAAGTCCAAGCTAATGAAAAAGTGAAACTACCTTTAACTGAAAAGAACTTTTTCAAGTTTAACGGCGTTAGTTTTGCTGTGTGTGAGGGCGTGGGTGATTTAGATTATAAGGATTACCCTAAAAATCTCAATTTTAACGCGCTTTTAACTGAAACCATAGAAAACTACCTATTAAACGCTAAAGAGCCGTTAAACCAGCAACAAAAGGCTTTATTAGTGGATTTTTTAGAAGTCTATGAAAAGAATATTATTAAAGGCGTTTATTACCTTAAGCCTAAGTTTTTTTTAGAAAAAGAAAGACAATTGATAGGAGGGATTTGGGAATGATAGAAGTTAGCGAAGTAATAGCCAAAGTGCGAGAACGCCTAAACGACAACGAAGTAGGTAATTACGAAATATTAGACAGCGTGCTAGTGGAGAATATTAATCAAGCGCTTTTAAAAATTTGCTTAGAGTTTAAATTAAATAAAACGATCACAAGAGCTTTAATCACTGAAGAAGAACGCTTTTTAACGATTCATAACCTTTTAGGGATAGAAAGCGTGAAATTAGATAAGAGAGAAATAGAAAGCCGTGACACGATAGAAAAAGATAGCGGAGAAATAGAATTATTGATTTTAAGCGATAAGTTAAGCGTTACGCCGTTTAGAAGCGGAGAGCTTGAAGTAGTGTATTATACTTACGAAGAGGTTAGCAGTGTATTAGACATTATCAAACTTCCTAAAATATGCCTTGATGTTTTAGTGTATAGCGTTTTGTGCAACCTTTTAGAAATCCCTAACAATGAAACCAATTTTAGCGTTTTAGCGAACTATAAGCAATTATTGAAATTAGCGAAAGATAACCTAACGAACTATTTAAGCCTGATGTATTCAAAGAATATTCATTTTAGCAAGGTGGTAAGGGTTTAAAAATGCCTCTTGATACTATATCCCATCAAGAGGCGCTTAAAAGTTACAAATGCTCTAACAACATTTAAAAACTAAACCTTAAAGAAACCGCTATTAGGAACGACAGAAAATCCTAATAGCGATTGAATATTAGCAAAAAGAAAAATGAAAAAATAGGGTTATATTTTTTTAGCAAAACATAACCCTTAAAATAAGTTTTTATATTTTGTTAAAGTTATAAAATCAATAAGAAAGGATAAGCATGAGTATCAAAGAGAAAGAAATCGAGCTTGAAACTCTAAAAAGAGAGATCGCGCAAGCGGAAGCGAGTTTAGAGCAAGATTTTATTAAGCACATGGTAGATAAGACGAGCGAGAAAGTGGAAGATTTGTTTTTTAGCAACAAGCCCGAGTTTTATCGTTTTGTTTTTAACGAGCAAAACAACTATTTGAAAGAAAGACTCACGGACAAAGTAGGAAGAGCGATGGATCTAAGCGATGAAATCCAAAACGCCAAGGACGCTGAAGAAATTGAAAAAGACAAAGAAGCTTTTTTGAAAAAGCATCCTGAAGTTGATTTTAACGAGCTTTTAGAGTTTTATAATGAAGAAGTTCCTAACCGCCTTAAAAAGCAGATTGACAAGTTAGAAGGCGTGGCGTTTTTTGAAGCGATTTTAAACTATTTTAACGCTGTATTCTCTAAAGAAGAAGAGCCTAAAAGCGAAGAAAAAGAAGAAGAAAGCAAATTACCTAAAGAAGCGTTAGGAAACGGCGTGAGTGGCGTAGGATACGCTAACAATGAAAACATCATGACAAGGTATTAAGGAGCGTTCAAATGTTAGAAAAACTTAACAACATCAATTTTAACAACATTTCCAATAACCCTAATTTAGGAATAGAAGTTGGTAGAGAGATCCAAAACGCAAGCTGGGTGAAAAGCCCGTTTTTTAGCATCACAGGAACAGGCGCCGATCGAGGGGTTAGGCTTTTTAGTGTGGCTAGTCAGCAACCCTTCCGCCCAAGGATTAAAGCGCAATTAACCGGCAGCGGTGTGAGCGGTAATACGGATTTTGAAGCGAATTACGATAATTTAGAAATCCTAAGCCAAACGATCTATCCGGACGCTTTTGGTAATTCCTTAAGGTCTAAAATCAAAGCTTACAGCGAGTTAGAGCGTATTGATTTCATTAAGGAAAGCGTGGATAGCTTGACAACATGGATGAACGAAGAAAGGGATAAAAGAATTATTGCAAGCTTAACTAACGATTTCACAAACTACCTTTACAACGATAAAATGAATCTAGCAACCATTAGAAAAGCGATTTTTTACGCTAGAAACGGCTTAAAAGATAATAATAGCAAAGCGTTCCCGATTAAACCCATTAGAGCGACCATGCAAAGCGTGGGTAATGTGATGGTGCAAAACACTAGCTACATCATCCTTTTAGACAGCTACCAAGCCAACCAATTAAAAGCCGATAGCGAGTTCAAAGAATTAAGAAAGCTTTACGCATTCGCAGGAGAAGATAAAGGCATGCTATATAGTGGGCTTTTAGGCGTGATTGACAATTGCCCGGTGATTGATGCGGGCGTGTGGAATAAGCTTAATGTAGGTATGCCCAATTCTACCGTGAGCGATAGCGATTTTACGCGCTACCTCAATAAAGCGAATGTAAATAAGGTTGTAACGCCTAGAGAATTAAAAAACATCACACAAAGTAGTAAAGAAAAAAAAGAGATCTCGATCGGTTGCTTGATCGGCGCTAGCGCGGTGTTATTAGCAGGATCTAAAGAAACGAGGTTTTACATTGATGAAACCGTGGACGCAGGCAGAAAATCACTCGTTGGCGTGGATTGTCTTTTAGGTGTATCTAAAGCTAGGTATCAAAGCACGGACGGAGTTGCAACGCCTTATGATAATCAAGATTATGCCGTGATCGGTTTAATTTCTAACATGGAATAAGAAAGGAAAAAAAAGAATGAAACAAAAAGTCCACAGTGTTAGCTATCTAGCTAAAGCGGAATTTGAATTCAAAAACGGCGTTTATGATTTAGTAGCAATTCCAAGCGGTGCAGAAGTCGTTAAGGTAACTTTAGAAGTGGTGGGTAGTCCTACGACTGGAACTATTAGCGTGGGGTTTAAAGATGAAGCCAACAAAAACTATTTTTTGACTTTAGAAGATGTGGTTCAAAATGGAAAAAACGCTATGAGCGCGAAAGACTACACGGCTACGAGTAATAAAGTTGTAGTAGCGGAAGTGAAAAACGCAAACGAAACAGACATTAAAGGCGTGTTAAGAGTGTTATACTTTTTACCGAGCGTGATTGAAGTAGAGTATTAAATAATTTAAGAATTTTTGAAATGTTTTGAAATGTTTAAAAATGTTTTGAACTTTAATAAAAGTTAATCACACTTTAAAACTTTAAGAAAGGCTAAAAAATGTTTTTTAAGAACCCTTTAAACGATCTGAACTATTTCAAGCCACAAACACAAACGCAAGAACGAGCGAGTATGCCCAAAAACTTCGGCTTGTTGAATTATTCTCAAACGAGTTATAGCGATTTTGTGAATGATTACAAGAGCGCGCCTAAAACTTCTAAATTTTCCAACTTCATGGAGAGCGTGGGAGGTTATGGAGGTTTAGGGATGCTAGGAGGAGCTATTGGCGGTTTAGGGAGCTTGATCGTGGGAGCGGTGAATTTTAGCGAGCAAAACAAAAGCGCTAAAGAAAGCGCGAGAATGGCTAAAGAACAGTTTGAATTAGAAAAACAACGCTACAACGCCAGAGAACAAGAACGCTTAAAAAACAGGGAAGCGATTGATACGATCGCCAAAAATAACGCTGACATCATGACAAGGTTTTAGCTAAAACATAACCCTTAAAATCACGCTTTAATTTGGCTAATCTCTAGCTAAAAATAAGGCGTATTTTAATGGACTTTACTACACTACAGAACGATTTTACTAACGACTATCAAAAGGCTTTAATCGCTAATTTGGAATTTTTAGAAGCCAAGAAATACTACAACGGAAACCAACTCCCGCAAGACGTTTTAAACATTATCTTAGAGCGCGGGCAAACGCCGATCGTAGAAAACATGTTTAAAGTGATTGTGAATAAGATTTTAGGTTACAAAATAGAGAGCATTAGCGAAATACGATTGAGCCCTAAACAAGAAGAAGACAGAGCCTTAAGCGATTTATTGAATAGTCTTTTACAGGTTTTCATCCAACAAGAAAATTACGATAAGTCCATGATAGAAAGAGATAAGAACCTTTTGATCGGCGGTTTAGGGGTGATCCAATTATGGGTTACGCAGGATAGTAAAAAAAATGTTGAAATTGACATTAAAGCCTTAAAGCCTGAAAGTTTTGTAATTGATCATTTTTCTACCGATAAGAACGCATTAGACGCGAGGCGTTTTCATAAGATGCTAGAAATCACGGAGCAAGAAGCTTTATTATTGTTTGATAATAGCGTGATTATCAATTATTCTAATTTGAATCATGAAAGAATAGCGAGCGTGATTGAAAGCTGGTACAAAGAATATAATGAAGAAACACAAAACTATCAATGGAATAGGTATTTATGGAACAGAAACGCGGGGATTTATAAAAGCGAGTTGAAGCCTTTTAAGAACGGCGCATGCCCTTTTATCGTATCCAAGCTATACACGGACGAATCAAACCATTACTACGGACTGTTTAGAGACATTAAACCCATGCAAGATTTTATTAACTATGCCGAAAACCGCATGGGCAACATGATGGGAAGTTTTAAAGCGATGTTTGAAGAGGACGCCGTTGTGGATGTAGCGGAATTTGTAGAAACCATGAGCTTAGACAACGCGATCGCCAAAGTGCGCCCGAACGCTTTAAAAGACCACAAGATCCAATTTATGAACAACCAAGCGGATTTAAGCGCTTTAAGCGCTAAAGCGGAGCAAAAACGCCAATTGTTAAGGATTTTAGCAGGATTGAACGATGAAAGCTTAGGCATGGCGGTTAATAGACAGAGTGGGGTTGCGATCGCGCAAAGGAAAGAAAGTGGTTTGATGGGGTTGCAAACCTTTTTAAAAGCTACGGATGATATGGATCGTTTAGTGTTTAAATTAGCGGTTAGCTTCATTTGCGAGTATTTCACTAAAGAACAGGTTTTCAAAATCGTGGATAAAAAGCTCGGGGATAGGTATTTTAAAATTAATTCTAGCGATGACAACAAGATAAGACCGCTTAAATTTGATTTGATTTTAAAATCGCAATTAAAGACGGAGAGTCGGGATGAAAAATGGAATAACTGGAATGAGCTTTTGAAGATTTTAGCGCCCATAAGACCGGATCTAGTGCCTAGTTTAGTGCCGTTGATGCTAAACGACATGGATAGCCCGATTACTAATGATGTTTTAGAAGCGATACAAAACGCTAACGCTTTACAACAAGAAAACGCCAAAGCGAACGCGCCAACTAGCGAGCAAATCCAAGCCTTACAAATCCAAAAATTACAAGCCGAGATCGCCGAATTACAAGCTAAAGCGCACAAATACGCCGAACAGGGAGCGTTATCACAAACCACGAACGAAAGCGAAAAAATTAACCAAGCCGTAGCGATTAGCGAGATGCAACAACGAAACGCCAACAACAACGCCAAAAACGCCGAAACGAATAACAAGCCGACCAAGAAATTAAAAACGAGCGATAAAACGACATGGCGCAAATACCCGAGCGCGCAGAATTTAGATTATTGAAAGGCTTGAAGCGTGGATAAAGTTTTAGAAAAATTAGCGCTTAGCGTTTTAATTGTATCGTTAGGGGTTAGCTTTATTGTAGCGCTTTGTTTTGCTATAGGAGCGTTATGCAATGGATAAGCAAAGAGCTTTAAAAGAATTAGCGCTGAGAGAATTAGCAAGGCGTGATTTTTACCACTTCTTGCGCTTGAAGTGGAAAAGATACGAAAATAAGCCGTTTTTAGACAACTGGCACATTAAATATTTATGTAAGGTTTTAGAATGCACTCAAAGCAACACATGCCAAAGCGATGAACTTATAAGGCGTTTGATTTTGAACATGCCTCCAAGCTATGGCAAAACGGAAATTATCGCAAGATGCTTTATAGCGTGGAGTTTAGGGAAAGACAGGACTAAAAAAATCTTTTATATTTCTTACAGCGATGAGTTATGCAGAAAGATCGCTAACCAAGTGAGGGATTTAATGGGGAGTTTTTTTTATCAAACGATCTTTTTTGATGAGCCTTTAGAGTTTTTGCAAAACAACTCAAGGGAGTTTATTTTAAGAGAGGGTGGGGGCTTGTTTGTAACGACTCTAAAAAGCGCGCTTACCGGGTTTCACGCTAACCAGGTACTGATCGATGATCCGATCAAAGTAAGCGATATGAGTTCTAAAAAAGAGGTGAATAATGTTAATTTAAATTTTAAAGAGAGCGTGATTTCACGCCTTCAAGACACGAACTCTAATATAACCATTCTTATGCAACGCTTAGGGAGTAATGATCTATGCGGTTTTTTACAAAGCGAACGGGAGTTCGATATTGAAACGATCCAAAAATGGAAAATCATACAGCTTAAAGCCTTGAACGAAAACAAAGAATTTTACAAAATCAAGGATTTTCAACACACAAGAGAAAAAGACACGCCGTTATTTGAAAAAAAGCACAATAAGGAGCAATTAGAAGCCTTAAGGTTGCAAATGGGCAACGATGAATTTAGCGCTCAATACCAACAAGATCCAGTCGTTAGCAGTGGCGGGTATTTTGATCCGCAGTATTTTAGTAGGGTTTTCACGCACGAATTAAGCGAGATGAATGCTTATATATTTGTAGATAACGCTTTAAGCTTGAGCCAGAAAGCGGATAATAGAGCTATAGTTGTCATTGGTGTTGAAAACTATAAGGAAAGCGTTAGGTATATCGTTTTAGATTGTTTTTGTGGGATATGGAGCGAGGAAGAAACCATTAAACACATTCTAGCGGCTAAAGAAAAATACAAGGACGCAAAAACCTTTATAGAAAGCGATGGCGGAGGTTTAATTTTGTATCGTTTGCTTTTAGTCGCGCTAGCTAGACACAACCAACAGAACAAAGAAAACAATAAGGAATTATTAAACGATGAAATCGTTTGCTACACGCCAAGCCGAAAAATCTCTAAAGTGGATAAAATCAAAGCGATACGTCCTTTTTACAATACCGGGTTTTTAGTGTTTAGTCATTCTAGCAACAACACTGAACAGATAGAAAAAGAACTTTTTAGCTTTAATCCGGACAAGCCTTTTAAAAAAGATGATTGTATAGACGCACTAGCTAGCGCATTAACTCATGAAAATGTGAAAGCGCCATTAAAGCGAGAGGTTAAAGAAACTTATAACGCCCGATTTAAAGCCAAACCGACATGGAGGATATAGTAATATATATAACCCTTAAAATCATTATTCAATTAGCGTTAAATAAGAGAAAAAGAAAGGTATTAAATGAAAAACAGAAACTATATCAAAAGTTTTAAGAATATTGAAAACATTAAAAAAAAGCGTTTAGCGCATAAAAAAGCTAATGAAAGAAGCTTGAAACTTTTAAAAAATAAAGGTTATAGGGACTTTATCGCTAAAGTCAAAAGCAAAAATCCAAGCGATGATGAAATTTTAGAAAATTTAGAGTTAAGCTATCTAAACGCAGGCATTTAAAGGATTAGCGCATGTGGAATGAAAAAAATTTAAAAATTATCCCCGTCATGTTGTTTTTGTTTTGTGTTTTAGAAATTCTTGAACTGTCTTTGATCGTTTACGACATGAATAAAATCGAAAAAATAGAAAAAGATTTAGAAAATAATTTGCAGGTCATAGAAACGATCATAAATTCATTGGACAATCGTTCAAAATTCATGCAGTTTGGAACATTTAAATACAAGAAAAGAATATTAAGCAATGCAACATGTCTTAATTTTAGGTTATGAAATTTCTAGATTTATTCCGTATTTGTTGATAACAACGGTCGGTTTATTTGTGGGATTTTTATATGTTTTAAGAAGCATTAGGAACGAGAATTTTAAAGACAAAACCGAAAAAGTGCTTTATATCATTCAAGGTGTGGGATCGAGCATGCTGGTAACATGGATTAGTTACGAAATCATGGGTTATTTTTTTGAATTACCGATTAGCTTATGTATAGCGATTAGTGGAGGCGTTGGGTATTTAGGAGCGGAGAGCGTGAGCTCTTTAGCGTTAGATAGTCTAAAAAAAAGGTTGTAAAATGGATTTGAGAAGTTTAGAAAACGCTTTAAATAGCGGGGATTTCAAAGATCAGGTTTATTCTAGTTTAGAGGGAATTTATCAAATTTCAAAGGTTTTAAACCAATTAGAACTTTTTAAAAACTTCACTGAACACGATTTAGAAATCGTAGAAAAGATACAAGCGATTAAAACCGCGCTAGCAGGCTATGAGATAAGCGAGCAAGAATTAAAAGCACAAATTAACGCTTTAGTAAATGGTTTAGAAGCGAAAAAGCAGGAATTAGAAGCGTTGTTAAATACGCAATTACAAAGCGCTTTAACGAGCGAAAAACAAAAGCTAAATGAAGCAGGAAGCGAACTAAAAACGCATCTTATAGCTGAACTCACAGAAGTTAAAAATAATCTAGCGTTGGAATTAGAAAAGTTGAAGGCTACCACGCAAAACCTATTGAACACGCCACGCCTACAAGGCGTGAACCTGAAATTTTTAGGGTTTTATGTTTATGGAATTCAATGTTTTTTCAAAAACGAAAGCGATGAATTTAGGGAATTGTTTGAATTTGGTAATATCCATTTGCAAGCGAATAAAAGCTATATCGTGCAATTTAGCATGCCTTACGAATTAAAAACTAACGGGGTTTATAGCGAAAGCATGGGCGAAATGGTGTTATGTTTGAAAGCTAATTCTAAAGTCTATCCGATCATCAATAGTTTTTACCAGACCAAAACAATTAATCTAGTTAATAACATATTTATGAGCAATTACAGAACTACATGTATTTTTGAAACGCCAAGCGAGCAAGCGGACTATAAAATAGCGGTATTTGCTAGGAAACATAAAGATTTATGGGTGAATGTGAATTATACGAATAACACGCAAGGGTTTGAAATAAGCTTTTTAAATAGCGCGCGTTTTGCTAACCTAACCACGCAAAGCATACCGACAAAATATAAAAACGATCGGGTGTTTTATAAGCATTCTCAAGCGATCGTTTATGAAATTTTAGAATGAAGCTTTTATTTTTAGCGCTTGTTTGTAGCGTTAGCTTTAGCGCATGCGCTAAAAAGGTGATTTATCACGAGGTGAAAGTGCCTATAAAATGCGATATTGAATTACCTTCACGCCCGAGCGCGCATTTAGAAGCGTTGGAATACTTGCGAGCGTTATTGATTTATACCGAAACGCTAGAAAACGATTTGAAGTTTTGCACCAAACATAACCCTTAAAATCAAACTTTGATTAAGATTAAATAATAAGAAACTAAAGGAAGTTAATGTATTTAGTCCTACTGGAAAGAAAACACGATTTAAGAGCGCTAGTAAGGAAAGACAAGAAAGAAAGCGGCATGCTAGGGAGATTTAGGGTGTTTGAAAGCACGCACGATCAAGGAATAAGCGATAAAGAGATAGTAAAACACTATGAAAAGAAAGACGCTTTATTTAGTTGCTTTTCATTAGAAAATAGCGGAGAGCCAACGGATACGCCGAATTTAGATAAGCCGATTATTGCGAGAGATTATGAATTAGCATGGAGCGATACGAGTTGCACGGTGCCTAAAGAATACCAAAATAAAAAATGCGATAATAAGCGCCATGAAGTGTTACAACTCATTGATCCCAATAATAAGGATTTCAAAAACCGCAAAATTTTAATCCATGTAGGAAACAGCGCGCATGATACTTTAGGGTGTGTTTTGTTAGGGATGCAACACGATGAAGAAATGATTTATAAAAGCAACGAAGCGGTAAAAAAGTTTTTTGATTTAGTCAAAGACAAGGGCGTTAATAACTTTTTATTTAAGGTGATTGACAAGGCTTAAAGAATGGATACAACACGATTTATAAGGAATTTTGTTTTATTCAAAGAAGCCTTACAAAAGCAAAATTTCAATAACAAAGATTTAAACACCACGAGCATGCAAGCAGCTTTACAAAGCGAGCAATTAGCTTTAAGTGAAGAAGCGCAAGGCTTACAAAGCGAGCAAGTAAGGGCTAAGATGCAAATAGATTTTTTGAGCATGCAAGCGAATTTACAAAACGCCAAAGCCGAAACCTTAAACAAGCTTATCCAATGCCAAGCGATGCTAAAAAGCCTAAAAGATAACGCCAGGATTAACCGCGCGAACGCCTTAATAAGCTTATTACAAGTGCAAGCGAATAACACTATCACGGTGTCTAATTTTGAAATAGCGTTTAAAATCATTGCTCAGATCGGAACTGAATATGATCAAATTAATTTTAGCAGGTATGGAGTAATGAACGTTGAAGAAAAAGAACAAACAGACGGACTTAAAACGATATTAAACAATTTGAGTAAGGAATTAGAAAAACTAAACGAACAAAGCGAAGTTAATTCTATACAGGTTTTAGCGATAAATTAGAAGTGTTAAAAGACGCGCCGACAAGGTTATGGGGATTTAGCACTTTATCTAATGCGACCGAAGGCTTTTATAATGAAAATAACCAATTGTTAGCGAGCGGTAGCGTGTGTTTGTTTAGAAGCGATGAAGTAGGAAAGCACACGATCACTTTTAAAGCGAGTAACACTAAAACAAGCTTAAGTAAAAACATCACTATAAATGTGATAGCGAATAAATTAAAAGAAAGGACAAACTAATGGCTTATTTTGAAAGCATCACAGCGGGCAGGGGTGGGTTAGAGAGCTATAATCAAGCGTTGAATAACCAACGCTATGCTAATTTATTATTAAATGAAAGCATGGGCAATTTTGCTAATACGATCGCTAATGCAGGAAGCCTTTTTGATAACGCTAAAATCAGAGAAGAAGCCTTAAAATATCAAAGAATGCGCGATTTTGCTAACGATAAGAAACAAGCCGAAGCGTTTGACTTGCAAAAAAGACAAGCCGAATTAAGCATGGATTTTGCTAAAAGGCAACAGGTTATGAATGAAGAAGCCCACAAGCAAAACAAAAGATTAAACGAACACAGAGCGAAAGCCTTAGATCTTGAAAACCAACTAAATAAAAAACAACAAGACTGGCTAATGAAAGCCATGCCAATAACTAAAGCAAGCGTTAGCGTTAGTAATGAAGCCAATAACGCTATGAAAACACCAACGCCAACCACACCAAACGCCAACACCACGCACGGCACACCAAAGAAAACCATCACTAAAGAAGAATTTAGGGCTATTTACGCTAATCCTATGTTTAGATACTGATTTATTTAGATACTAATGCCCTATCATTTGATTTTTAGGGTTTTTATGTGGATTATGCCCTATATTATCATCGTTATTTTGTTAGTTTTGAATAGTAATTTAAAAGTTAAATTAGCGTTAGCGAACGAAAGGCTAACCACTAGCGAAGCGCATTTGATAAAGCTTAACGAAACGATCCAAACGCTAGAATTAGAAAGTCAACAATACAAGGCTAATAAGCTTTTAGAAGTAACCAAAATTAAAGACAAATACCATAAAATCATTATTAAAGACAACACATGCGAAGCGAAGTTAGAAAGCTATGAAGCCCTAATAAACGCTTTTAAAAAACCTAACCCTTAAAATAAGTTTTATAACATTATAAAATGTTTTGTAAAGATAAAAAGGAGTGAAAAAATGAAACTCTATAATAAAATACAAGAACTTATTAACGAAAGCGAAAAGCTTAAACAAAAAAATAATGAAGTGTTAGCATTAGCGAGGAATGAATTAAGCGAGCTAGTCAAAAATAAAGCCGATGAGAATTTAGAAAGTTTAAAAAACACATTTCAAGGCTATCTAGACGGGCAATTAGTGGAGATTCCTTTAATTGTTCAAAACAACGTTAAAGAGCTTGTTAATAAGGAAGCGCTGAATAAAGAAATACACAACGAACTAATAAGCCAATTTGACAAGCAAGCGATCACAAACGATTTAAAGCAAGAAATTAAAAACGAGATTAAAAGCGAATTGAATAGCATTTTAGATAATAGCGAACTACAGAGCGAACTACAACAAGCTAAAAATGAAATTGTAAGCGAAACCATAAGCGAAACCACGAGCGCACTAACGAGCAAGATTTTAGGGATTTTAGAAAAGAAATTAAACGCTATCACTGAAAGCGTGATTAAGAATTTAGATTTTAGTTTTTTAGCAGCGCAACCGAAAGCGTTTTATAGCGTGATCAATCAAAATTTAAAGGAAATGTTTTTAAAAGAGCTTGAAAGCGAGTTTTTGAAGCAATACATTAAAGAAGCTATCAATAACACTTTAAAAGAAGCCGAGAAACTCGAAGCGTTAAAATTAGCGGAATTAAAAGCGTTAAGTTACTTACAGGTAACGATTGAAAGCCAAAAGGTGAAATTAATGCAAGACGCTTTAATGATTGAGGCCGATCTTGCTAATAAAAGGATGAAAATAGAAAACGAGATCGCTTATAATTTGAAGCGTAAAGAATTAATAGCTGAAGGCAAGCTAGAAGATGAAGCGTTTAAAAAGTTCATTTTCAAAGTGATTTAAAAGAAAGGAAAAACCATGGACGAAAAATTAGAAAGTGAAATTTTTGAAGATCAATTGAACAGCCTTTACAGACCGCTTAAACAAGCACCAAAAACTCCAGAAAGCGAGAATAAAAATAATGAAGCTAATCAAAATTTAGCTAATCAAGGTTTAGAACGATTAGCGAGCGAACTAAAGAGCCTAAAAGAACAAGAAGCTAATGAGCCGTCTTATCTTTCTACCGGGATCGCTTATTTGGATAACAAGATCAAAAATAGAACGATAACGGTGTTTGATTATTATATGGCTAAAAAGTTTTTAGGAATGGATTTAAATGTGAATTTAAACGGAAACTTAAACCTAAAAAGTGAGAATAAGACAAGACTAGCGAGCATTAACAAAGCTACTCAGGATATATTTGATGATGTTAAGGCGCTTGATTTAGGAGATGATTTAATCAAGAAAGCGCAAGAACACAGCGGACTGATTAACCAGATGAAGCTATGGATTAACCACAAGACCAAAGGATTAAAAGGTATTGATTACGATTTAGCAAAAATGGATGTTGCTAAAAATAGTTATTCTAATAGAGTCGCAAAGATCAACGCGCAAGGCGGCCAAGTAACGCAAAAAATGAGAGATGAAGCTAAAGACATGGTAAATTTTGGAGCTAGAAGCAAGGAAGAAAACACCGCAAGAATCTCACAAATGCAAGAAACGCTATTAAATTCTTTAAGGAAAAATATACAAATGTTAGAGAGTTTAGGCGGTAATGTGTCGCCGTTAATGTTGGCAACGATTAAAAAATACCAAGACAAGGCTGATTATATTAACGAAACGAGCGGAAAAATTGATCTCAAAAAATACCAAACCTTAACCGGTGGAGGCTCATGATGGAAGAAGAAAAAAAAGAAAACGAAAACCTTTCACAAATAGACATTAAAAGAGCGGTTAGAGAAGCTTATGAGGATACATTAGCCACGCAAGGCGAGATCGCCGCTAGATTTAACATAAGCCGACAAACGCTGAACAAATGGGCAAAAAAAGGTGAATGGACGAGCCGAAAAATTTTCAATGAAATAAGAGCGATGTATGAAACGCTAGGCATGAGCATAAAAGAACTAGCTAAAAAATACAAAATGAACGAGAATTATTTACGATATATCAAAACACGCCAAAACTGGATAAAGCGCAGGATCACGAAAGATTTAGAAGAAAAAGAGATTAAAGAGATTTTAGGCGATAAGCTGACCGAAAAAAACATGGATTTATTTTTAGACACGAAAAAAGAAGAAGTTAAAGAAGTATTAAAACAGAGCTTAGATCATTTAAATTTAGATCCGATCGTTTTAGAAGCGATCACTGAAACCACGAGCGACGAACTATTATTGAAAGCGATGAATACCGCTTACATTAAAAAACAGATCTTATTTTGTGCGGTAGTGGCTAGATGCGAACTTATTAAGATGATCAAAAAAGCGAGCTTGACGAATAACGAAAAGGATAGCGCTAATATTATTATAGCGGCTGAGAAGGTTTCTAAACTTTTCATTGATGCGGGCGTTAGCTTGTTTGGAAAAGAGCAGATCCAAGTGATAGAAATCAAAGAGAATAGCGACTACAGGCAAATGAACATAAGCGAACTTATGGCGTTAGCTAACGCTGACGATAATAATGGGGCTTAGATTGTTTTAGTGTTTCATTCTTGTTCTTGTTTAAAACGCTATTCACAGCGCTTGTAGTAAGGTTTTGAGCGTTACGATTTAGTCTATTGTTGGATTAAGTTTTTTGATTGTCTTACTTGTCCTACTCACCATTTTAATGCCCCTTTATTTTTAAAAAAGAGAAAGAAAATTTTTAAAACTTTTTATTTTTGTATTATGAAGCTAATTTATTTTTTATTTAAAACGGCATTAAAAAAAGAAATTGTTTTTTAGATTTTTCTTTTTTCTCACGCTTATTTATTGTCTAACAATAGCTAAGATGTTTTTTATTTTTTATAAAAAAATTTAGCGGGAGTGTTCTCTTTTTACTATCTAAACCGATATGAATAAGCCTTATAACGGTGTTCGTTGTTGGGTTTTAGGGGAGTGTTGTTTTTTAAAAGCATTTGACAAATTGAAAGAAAACAGTTATTATTTTTGGTAGTTATTTTTAAAATTCGTTGTAATTGTGCCACAAGCAAAGAGTAAAGCGGACTTGATAGTAACGCTATTTAGGGGTTTTGTTGGGGGTTTTTGGTTTTGTTGTAGATTATTTCTATCTATTCATTTCACGCTCAAAACACCCACCCGTAATTAAAAAACACCTTAAAATGGCTAGCCCCTTCATTGAAAACAAGAGAGTTTGTGTAACCATCACCGCTAGAAATAACGCTGGCTTTTCTTTGGATCAAAGGAATGCTAATCCCTACAGAATATTTAGAATGCTTATAGCGGTAGTTCAACCCAGTAGCCGCATCTAAATTGCCGCTTCCTTTGACTTTATTGAGCGCATAATAGCTGTTATACAAGCCCCTTAACCCCCCAAAGACACCAAAAGATGATGAAAAATTTCTTCTGGTTTGAATGCCTGTAGGGTTATTTTTATTGGAATAAGTGGTGATGAAATCCAACAACAAATCTATCCCCCCACCATAGCTTAATTGCTGGACTTTTTGGTTAGCGGCTTTAGCGTAATTGTATTTGATGATGCCATAATAAGCCAACCCTATGAAATCATTGAAGTAGTTTTGATAGCCTATTTTAGCGTTAACCCCTAAAATAGGGATTCTAAAACTTTGCGAAGCGCTTGAAGAATAGTGGTTGGTAACACTAGTTGTGACAAAGGTTTTTTGAATGGTGCTGAGCATGGAATTGGCCATATCTTGCGTGTTCAAACTAGCGTTCAGGTTGTAGTTTGTTTGGCTATTGAGATTTGCGAAATTAATCGGTAAAGCGTTTTGATTGATGAGCTGCTGCCAAACCGCTGCTGTTACCCCTAAAAAGCCAGCCGGGACATCCGCGCAATTGTGGTAGATAGAATTAGGGTAGTTGCTAGGGAAAGAGGGCTGACCTTGACCCCCATAAAGCGAACACACATTATAGGGGAGGCCATCAGAATCTTTTGGCTTGCCGTTTTCATTTTGACCGGTTGGCACTCTTTGATAAGTCATGTTCCCGTTATGGGTGTAGCCTTTGGTGTGGCTGAATTCATGCAAGATGGCTCTTAAATCCTCTAAATTGAT